ATCACCAACACCTCTATGTGCACTTGCCAGACCGCACTATCGTCTATGACGCATCAGCATCTGAGGCATTAGGCGAGCCTGTCTGGTTTACGCTGGTCAGCACCATAGTTGACTTTGCACAATACCGAGCTCGCAACATGATTTGGTGCTATGACAAATGGTTGGTGGGCGATCCACAGTCCAGCTCCATTGGTTACTTCGTACAAAGCACTGGTGAGCATTGGGGTCAACAAGTGCGCTGGGAATTTGGCACGCTGATTGTTTACAACGAAAGCAATGGAGCAATATTCAACGAGATGGAACTGGTCAGTTTGACTGGCAATGTGGCCATTGGAACCAACCCACAGATCAGCACCAGCTACAGCGTAGATGGAAAGTCATGGAGCCAAGACCGAAGCATCACAGTTGGCACAATTGGAAACACAGTTAAGCGCCTGGCATGGTTTCAGCAAGGCCACATGCGCAACTGGCGCATTCAGCGCTTCCGTGGTGACAGCGATGCCCATGTTTCGTTTATTCGTCTTGAGGCACAGATCGAGGCATTGGCATTCTGATGGCAACCGCACCACAATCCCGACGACTCAATCTGACGCGAGATCAACTTGCTCAGTTCTTGACAGACCAGCAACAGATCAGGCAGTTTGAACTGCTTTTCTCCACAGTCGATCAAATTCAAGTCATCGTTGGAACCGACTTCGAGTACCAGGCAGACACAGCAGCAGCTACCGCAAACAATGCACTTGCCCAGATCAGCGCACTCGCTCAAGCCTTGGATTTGCTGGCGCTGGCCCCGAGATCAGAACTTGGAACGCTGGCGACTCAAAACTCTGATAACGTGAAAATCACAGGCGGAGAAATTTCAGGCTTGGACACACCTTTGCCTGTTGCATCTGGTGGAACTGGTCAAAGCAGTTTTACTGATGGACAGTTGCTGATCGGAAACAGCACCGGCAACACGCTGACAAAGGCAACTCTCACTCAAGGCGCAAACATCACCATCACCAATACAGCTGGTGCAATCACCATTGCTGTCAGTGGCCTTGGGACAATGGCGTTTAAAAATGTCGGCATCTCTGGAACGGCAGCACTGGCAAAGCTCACAACTTTGGGGGCAAATGGCTCTCTCACTTTTGTCGATGGCATCATCACAGCCTACGTTGCCCCAACTTAAAGGAAAAAACCATGACCGTATCCATCACAGTTCTGATCCCAGCAAAGCAAGCAGAAAATGCCCAGACTACGCAGTACACCGCAGTGAACTGCAAAGCCACCATTGACAAGTTCACAGCTACTAACACCACAGCAGGAAATGTGACGATCAGCGTCAACTTGGTGACCAGTGGTGGCAGTGCTGGCGTATCCAACTTAATTGTGGATACTCGCAGCATTGCACCAGATGAGACCTATACATTCCCAGAACTGGTTGGCCAGGCATTGGATTCAGGTGGCTTCATTTCAACCATTGCCAGCGCAGCCGCATCATTGACCATTCGCGCATCTGGCCGCGAAATTACTTAAGGAGCACAGCATGAAAGAATTTATGGTTATCCCCAAGGGCTTCTCAGGCCTGCCAATGGAGGAAGAATTCATCAGCACAGCCGAAAACAAGAAGAACACCCAGATCGTCATTGATGACTGGATGCTTGGCCCTGAGAATCCAAGCAATGAGCCAACGGCCAACAAAACCTACTGGATCGCTGTGGGCAAAGCCATGCAAGTGGACGAAAAAGAGTCTCGTCGTCGTCGCTGCTCGAATTGCGAGTACTACGACAACAGCACCATGACACAGGCCAAGATGGAGCGCATACCCCGCAATGACTGGGATACCGATGCTGGTTTCCGTGGTTACTGCCACAAATTCGAGTTTATTTGCCATGATCTGCGCGTCTGCCAGGCATGGGAAGAATGTGAATTTGAAATGGAAGATTGACCAAATGCCAAAATGTGGGAAAATAACCATCACTGAGCCGTTCGAGCCGCCAGTAGCTCACAAGCCCCTGCACAGGAGTTCTCGATGAGTCATGTCGCGGTTCAGGAAGTCAAAGCTGGTGTACCAGCCGAGCACCTGCCAATCTATCGCCTAGAGGCCGAGCTACTTAAGCTGCCTCAGGTGGACATGCCTGTCGATCACGACTTCTGCAATGGCTTGTACGCTCGGACAATGCACATTCCTGCTGGCACCGTTCTAACTGGTGCAATTCACAAAGAAGAATCGTTTTTCTTGGTGCGCAAAGGCGAGTTGATTGTCAGCACAGACAATGGCCCACGCACCCTTAGACCAGGCGACATGAGCGTCTCAAAGATCGGCACCAAGCGTGCTGGTATTGCTTTGACTGAAGTCGAAGTCACCACATTTCACGCAAACCCAAGCAACGAGCAAGACCCACAAGCGCTGTGGGACATGTTCACTATTCCAGCGCCAGCAATAGCTCTTGAAACTGCACAGACAGCGCAATTGGAGGAATCAAAATGACATTTGGATTATCAGGAGCAGCACTGGCAGGCATTGCCGTTGGTGGTGCCACACTCATCTCTGGCATGGCCCAAGCAGATGCAGCAGAAAGTGCAGCAGCCGCACAATCAGGTTCTGCACAAGCAGGCATTGAAGAACAGCGCAGACAATTTGACAAAGTTCAGGAACTGCTCAAGCCATACTCTATGGCAGGAGAAAAAGCACTTGGAGGTCTTGCGCCATTTGCAGCAGCAGGAGCACCAGCACTTGAGGAGCAACAAGCACTGCTTGGCCTTCGTGGGCCAGAGGCAGAGCGTGCAGCCATTGAGCGTATTAGAGGCGGAGAAACATTCAAAGCACTTGCTGGACAAGGTGAAGAAGCATTGCTCCAGCGTGCATCGGCCACTGGTGGCCTACGTGGTGGAAACATCCAAGGTGCACTGGCACAATTCAGGCCAGCACTGCTGTCCAGTTTGATCGATCAGCAATATGGTCGATTAGGTGGCATGACAGCACTCGGACAGACAACTACGCAGAACCTTGCAGGTCTTGGACAAGCATCCGCAGCCGGTACAGGTGCAGCCGCACAAACAACCGGAGCAAACGTGGCCAACCTACTTGGACAACAAGGTGCAGCACTAGCTGGCGCTGAGATTGCCCAAGGCAAAGCATTTGGAGCAATTCCCGCAGCAATCTCTGGTGGCCTTGGATTATTTAGCGGTCTCGGAGGTAAATTCTGATGCAACCTATCAATTATGGGGTTCAAATTGCTGACCCGACACAAGCCTTTTTGGGCGCGTTCCAAACTGGAGCAGCTATCCAAGAATCAAGGCTTAGGCAAGAGCAACAGCAACAGCAATTAGCCAACCAAAAGCTGATTCAGGAAGGCTTTGCAAAGCTGCGCCAGCCAAATGCAACCGCAGCCGATTACGCCAATCTTGCAATGGTCTTGCCAGAGACGCAGGCAAAGTCCGTCCGCGAGAGTTTTAACATGTTGTCAGGCGAACGTCAGAATGCAGCACTGCAACAATCTGGCCAAGTTTTTTCTGCCTTTAGATCAGGACAGCCAGAAATCGCTATCAGCTTGCTTGATCGTCAGATTGAAGGAAAGCGAAACAGTGGCGATGAGGAAGGTGCAAAATTCTTGGAGACTTGGCGCAATGTGGCCAAAGAAAACCCAAAGGCAACTGAGGATTATTTTGGATTCACCATTTCTCAAATGCCAGGTGGTGACAAGGTAATCGAAAGCGCAGTCAAACTTGGCGGTGAACTTAGAGCGCAAGCTAAAGCACCAGCAGAGTTGACCCAAGCCATTGCAGCAGCTGACAAAGCAGTTGCTGAGGCTACCACAGCTCAGGCTACTGCCACCAATGCAGCAGACAGAGCAAAAGCTGATGCAGACAAAGCAGTGGCAGACGCAAATGCGGCTAAGGTTAAAGCGAAATATGCAGAGCAAGTCGAAATTGCAGGCCTCAACAAGACCAACTGGGACATCAACAATCTGCGCAGCCAAATTGGTGATCGTTCTGCACGTTTGAATCTTGACACTCAAAAGACAGCCGCAGATGTTGCTGCAAAAATGTCCGACATTCAGAAAAATCTGACCGACATTCCAGCAGACACTCGCAAACTAATCAACGAATCAGCAGTATTGGCAGCAACATCCAAGCAATCAGCTGGACAGTTCAATGACTTGGCCAAGCGCCTAGACGAAGCTGGAGGTGGTTATGGTGTGTTCTCCAGTGCATCAGACTTCTTGAAAAAGGGCGCAGGTTTCCAAGGCGGTATGACGCAACTGCGTCAAGAGTACACACGCCTTCGCAACACAGCGGCCATCAAGTCCTTGCCACCAGGACCAGCCACAGACAAAGACATTGCAATGGCTTTGAAAGGCTTCCCAAGCGACAACGCATCTGCTGGTGACTTGTCCAGCTTCTTGCGTGGTATGGCTAAACTGCAAGACGTTGATGCATCCGTCAACAATGCGAAGACTGACTGGCTTGCCCAGAACAACGGCACGCTCACACGCGCCAAGAACACATTTGTTGCTGGTGACTATGCAACCAAGCCTGGTGAGACATTTAACGACTTTGCACAGCGCATTGTTGGAGATGTATCAAAAAAATATCGCTCACCAGAGCAGATTGCAGAAGACAGACGCCAGCAACTTGTTTCTCAAATCCCAACCAACCAAGCACAAGTTCCTGCGGCAGCAGCTGCGGCAGCGCCAGCAAATATTCGCTCACAGGCTGACGCAATCCTGCGTGGAGGTCAATAAATGGCAACAGCCGACGAATACGCAGCTTGGATCGTCAAGAATTCCGCAAAAC